GGGTCCACTATAGTGGCAAGGTGGTTAACAACAGCCAGCTTCACCTGGGGGTACTTTACCGTGGACGGTTGGAAGGGGCCATGCAATTTGGGCCGTCAATGGACAAGAGGAAAATACAAGGGTTGGTGGCGAATACCGGCTGGAATGAATTCATTGAGTTGAACCGGGTGGCGTTCAGCGATAATCTGCCCAGGAATAGCGAAAGTAGGGCATTGGCTGTTGCGGTTCGGCTGCTGCGACAACACTATTCCCAGATAAAATGGGTTATCTCTTTTGCTGACGCGACGCAATGCGGCGATGGAACCATTTACCGAGCAGCCGGTTTTGTGTTGACCGGGATCAAAAAGAACAACCAGATCTGGGAAGCCCTGTCTGGTCCGCGAGAATCGCGGACCAGCTTAACCGATAACTCTTCACATGGGCAACAGCAAGCCGCGCGACGCTTTTGTCATGTTACCATGACAAAGGGTAAGAACATCACGGGGATTCATTCCCTGTCTTGCGGTGGGGCGTCGATGAAGGCGTATATTGAGGCTGGATTCAAGCCCCTTGAGGGGTTCCAACTACGTTATATCTACTTTCTCGACCCTGTCTGGCGTCCCCGGTTGACTGTCCCAGAGATCCCTTTTTCTATGATTGCTGAAGTAGGGGCGACCATGTATAAAGGACAACGATGCGCCAGAAGCATAGATAACGATGCGACGGCATCCCAAGCCGACGAGGGCGGTGTGATTCCGACCCTGGCGCTCCAAAATGACTCCAGGTTTATGACTAATGATCCCCCCCCAACGTAAAAATGGTTCGCCCCGGCATAAGGTTGAGATCGCCGAGCGGCGCAAAAAAGTCCTGGCCGGACTTTTGGCCGGAATGCGGTACCAATCGATGGCTGAAAAGTTAGAGGTGTGCAGGACTACTATTGTCTACGATGTCCGGGCGATCCTGGCAACGATGGAGAAAGATCGTATCCCCGACACGGACAAGTATCGGCGGATCGAGATTGAGCGCCTCGACGTGGCGCTCAATGCCATCTGGCGGGAGGTGCAGCAGGGGAATTTGAAAGCGATAGACCGGCTGATCTCGCTGCAAAACCAACGGGCTAAATATATCCCGCACCTCCAAGATCCCGAGAAGTTTGAGGTCACCGGCAAGGATGGTAAGGATTTTGCATCGGCTCCGATAATCCTCTATATGCCTGATAATGGCCGTCCAGACAAGGCAAATTAGCCTCGGCCCCCAAGCGGGTCCCCAGGAAGCCTTTCTCTCGACTCCGGCCGATATCGCTATCTATGGGGGTGCGGCCTTTGGCGGGAAAACCTGGGCACTGTTGTACGAGGGCCTGCGCCATCTTCGGAATCCTAACTATGGGTTCGTGCTCTTCCGGCGCACGTCGCCCCAGATCCGGAATGAAGGGGGTCTGTGGACCGAGGCCGAAAAGATGTACCCGGTGGTCGGCGGGCGGGCGAAGGAAAGCGTACTAGAATGGGAGTTCCCCAGTGGGGCGCGGGGAAAGTTTTCCCACCTTGAGCACGAAAAAAACAAGTATGACTGGCAAGGAGCCCAGATCCCGTACATTGGGTTCGATGAACTAACCCATTTCACCTGGGGCCAGTTCACCTACCTTTTGTCGCGGAACCGCTCGGTGTGCGGGGTTCGTCCGTATATCCGGGCGACCTGCAATCCTGATCCGGACAGTTTTGTCGCCCGGCTGGTGGAGTGGTATCTGGACCCGGAAAGCGGCTATCCTATCCTGGAGCGCAGCGGGGTGGTACGCTACTTTGTCATGGATGGCGATGAGTTATCATGGGGGAATAGCCGGTTGGATCTGGGATCGAGGTTCCCTCACTTGGACCCCGAAAACGAAATCAAGAGTTTTACATTTATTGCTGCCAAGATCGAGGATAACCCGATTGGTACGCAGCTTGACCCCGCTTACCGTGGTAACCTGCTGGCGCTGCCCCGCGTCGACCGGGAGCGGCTATTAGGCGGTAATTGGAAGATCCGTCCGGCAGCAGGTCAATATTTTCGCCGTAGTTATTTCGAGGTGGTGGGGGCGGCTCCGGGTGCGGTGCGGGCGGCCCGAGGATGGGACCTGGCGGGGACCGACGTGTCCGAAGGAGGACATCCCCACTGGACTGCCGGGGTGAAGATAATCCGGGGACGCGATGGGCTATTCTATGTGACCCATGTGGAGCGTTTCCAGGGGTCGCCGCACAAGGTTGAATCGGCTTTGCTGGCGCTGGCGACGGGCGACGGTGCCGGGGTCACGGTGCGTTTGCCGCAAGATCCTGGCCAAGCGGGGAAAGCGCAGGTGCAGCGGTTGACTCGGCTGTTGGCTGGCTATACGGTCCACTCGCGGCCGATGTCTGGCGACAAGGCAACGCGGGCGGGGGGGTTATCAGCGCAAGCCGAAGCGGGAAACATCAAGTTGGTGAGGGGGTCATGGAATGAAACTTTTCTGGACGAATTGGAGGCATTTTCTGGGGCGTCGGGGGCAGTGGATGACCAGGTAGATGCGGCGGTAGAAGCCTTTGATGAATTATCCGCCGGCGGAAGGATAGCAGCGCAGAAAATAACGGGGGTATAATGGCTCTAAAAATCAATGCCTGTCATAGGCAATATGCAGAACGGCAAGCGCAGTGGGAACGGTGCCGCGATGCGGCCGAGGGCAGCGATGCGGTGAAAGCGGCAGGCACCGCGTATCTGCCGCAACTGTCTGGCCAGGATAGCCAGGAGTACGCGGCCTACAAGCTTCGGGCCGATTGGTACGGAGCGACTGATCGCACCTTGGCAGGGTTGACCGGAGCCGTTTTTCGGCGACCCATGCAGATAGAGTTTCCGCCAGAAGAGGCGGCCCAAGCCTTGCTTGCCGATCTGGGCTTATCGAATCTTTCTGCGGATCAGATCGTATTTACGTTGCTGTGGGAACTCCTGGCGGTGGGGCGTCATGCCTTATATGTGGATTACCCCATGACTATCGCCGAAGAGGACCGACCCTATGTGGTCTCTGTGCGGGCTGAGGCCCTGATAAATTGGGGCGTGCGGCAGGAAAAGGGCCGTGAGGTGCTGGATTGGGTCGTGATCGAAGAAGAGTATGAAACGGTGGAGCATGGGGGTCGTTATCAACCCCAAAGTAAACCGCAATGGCGCTTACTTGAGTTGACTAGGGATTCTGATGAGATGCCGATAAATCCTTGGCCCCCTGCGCCTTACCATTATGAGGTTTCGGTCTGGCGGAAAAACGAACATCCGGACCCCGGTAGGGAAGAGTTTATCGAGGTGGAACGGTATCTTCCGCAACGCCGGGGGCAACTGCTGGATTTCATCCCGCTGGTATTTTTTGGTCCTCGGGATACCACGCTGCGAGTGGATAAGCCGCCGCTCATAGATTTGGTCGATCTGAATTTTTCCCATTATCGCACGTCTGCTGATTTAGAGCATGGCCGACATTTTACCGGTCTACCTACCCCGTGGGTAGCCGGATTCCCCAGTGAAACCCAACTGCGCATTGGCTCTAATATTGCTTGGGTTTCGGATGACTCGAGTGCCAAAGCCGGTATTCTGGAATTTACTGGGCAGGGATTAGGTGCCCTCGAAAAGGCGATAGAACATAAAGAGCAGCAGATGGCGGTTCTGGGGGCGCGGTTGTTGGAGGAACAGAAACGAGCCGCCGAAGCGGCGGCTACTGTGGAATTACGGCAGACCGGCGAAACAGCGACCATGATCCGGATGATCCAGTCCATTGAGGAGGGTTTTTCCAGGATTCTCCGGTGGGTGGCCTGGTGGGGGGAGATAGTGGATAAAAAAGATGATAGAAATATTACCCTTGTCCTCAACCGTGACTTGATGGCGACCCGGGCGACGCCGCAAGAAATTGCCGCTATCGTCCAGGCGGTGCAAGGCGGGGTGATGTCTTTCGAAACGGCATACATGAATTTGGAACGTCTCGAAATGACGAGGGAAAATGTCTCTGCCGAGATGGAGCAGGAGGCTATCCAGGCCAAGGAGGAGCAGGCCCTGGTCGAGCGGCCAGGGGCATCCCCGAGCCCGGCCGACCAGGTGCGGATTCAGAAAACTGTGGAAGCGATCACTAGACAGGGGGCACCATGAGTGTTATCGCGTACGACGGCAGGTTCGTCGCCGTGGATTCGCAGGTAACGCTGGGACACCTGCGACGGACGTTCGCCTGCAAAGGGCGATGGTGCCGGGTGCCGGGGGGAGGTTGTGTTGTCCTGACCACTTGCGGGGGGACCGAGGAGGGGCTGGCGCTGATGCAGTGGTTCGCGGCTGGCGCTGATCTTGCTCAGTGGCCGGCTTTCCAGAACATGGAGGATCGATGGGCGGTCATGCCCGTCTTTAAGTGTGGGGTCCGGATCGTGGTGGAGGAGTACAACCAACTAAGTATCCCGATGACGGTGAAAGAATCCTTTTGGGCCTGGGGAGGAGGGCGAGAGGTCGCTCTAGGGGCGCTGACCCAGGGGGCAACGGCTGAACAGGCCGTTGCCATAGCCTGCCGGTGGCGCACCGATTGCGGTCTGCCGGTGGTAGTCTATGATCTGGCGAATCCGCCCATCAATGAATAGCCATGCCGACCTCGATTGAGACGATGATCCGCAAGATGCATGCCTACCGCGACCAGCTCGAGGAGGAGGTCGTTGGGCCGGCGCGGGATGAACTGATGCGGATCTTTGCCGAGGCAGAAGTGGCTCTGGCCCGCCAGGCGAAGATTTTTCAGCAATTGCTCACGGACCCGACCGGTGGGCTGCAACCAGCCGTCGAAAATATTACTCTGGCTGATCGGCTGCTGAAGAACACGGAAGCAGAGATCAAGCGCCTGGTGATTTATCCGGGACAGGTATGGGCCGACCAGGCTGGGGCTTTGGCGCATGCGGCAGGGCGCGAATTGACGCGCATCAATTTCGACGTGCATCAGGTATCCCCGGAGTTACTGAAATCGGCTTTCGACAATGTAACCCTAACCAGGGGGGTGCTACAGGTAGGCTTTGAGGATATATATCGGATCATCAACACGGTGGGCATGGATGTTGGGGAGTGGTTCCGACGCGAGTGCATGGATGCTATCCTCGAAGGATTACCGGTGGTCTCGAAGACCGGAGGCGAATCGCTGATGACGCGCCTAGTCGAGTCCGGGCGGTTGAAGCCGATCACTATTCGCACGGAGAGTGGGAAACTTATCCGGCGCTCGATCTCCCAGCGGGCCGAGGCTATCGCCCGGATTGAGATGGGGCGCATAGTAAACCGGACGCATGAGATTCTGGCGGAGGAGATCCTGGGGAAGCCGGCGGTCTATCGGAACTCGAATCCCCGCGACTCCCGCACCACGGACATTTGCCGGCGCGCCTCGGCGCATAAACCGATGACGCTGGCTCAGTGGAGCGCCAGCGAATTCGGCCGTCCTCCCCGACTGCGGCCTTTCCATTTGTGCCGATCGGTCTTGATCGGCGGTGAAGAGGAGTGGTTTCAATAATAAATTGTATTTATCTTATCCGACGAGGGGTGATATTATGCTCAAGCATATTTATGACAAAAAGGAAGAAATCCCGGAGGCGGTAGCGGCGCTCTACCGGGAGGAGGGCGGAACATTTGTCCTGGATGTGGACACCTCGGAGCGAATCCAGGAGTTCCGCAACAAGAATATCGAAGTAATAAAGGAAGCCAATGCGTTGCGCCTCAAACTGGAAGCCTTCGGCGATCTTACCCCCGAAGCTGCCCAGGCGTTGCGCGAAGAAAAAGCTCAATTAGAACGTCAAGAATTACTGAAAAAGGGGGATGTAGAGGCTCTGATAACCAAGGAAAGAGAGCGGTTTTCCGCTGATTGGAACAAACGTCTGGAGCTTGTGCAGGCAGAAAATGCTAATCTCCAGAAGACCCTTATACAACTCAAAGTCACCGATGAACTGAAGTCCGCTGCCGCGGCTGCTTATGTCAGACCGGAGGCTATCCCGGATGTAGTCGAGTTGGCCGCTCGTGAATGGGTCCTTGTAGATGGTGTGGCTGTACGGAAACGTGGGGAAGAAACAGTTTTTTCTAAACGCGAACCCGGAAAAAACCAAGGGATGGAAGAATATTTCACGGATTTGGCCCAAGAAAAACCGTATTATTTTCTCCCCTCAGGAGGGAGCGGTGGAAGGTCCACGACTGGGAAAGCGATCGGTAAAGTCTTGCGCAATCCTTCGCCCCTGGAGTTAGGGCGAAATGCCGAAGCCATTGTCAAGGGGGAAATAGTCGCGGTGTTTGACGGAGCTTGACAGGATAGGCGGAATAAGGTAAACTTACTAAGTAAACTCAGTTTATCCGCGCCAGCATAGCCGCTCATCATCGGTGATGGCGAGCGGACCCGGAGGGCAATCCGGAGGAACGCCCCCTGGTGGGTCGGTGACCTGGAAGCGCAATCACCATCCATTAGGGGGTTTCCTTCATTATGGCCAATACTTTAACTGTTTTGATCCCTAAGTTGCTAACCGGGGGGATGCTCACGCTGCGGGAAAACGCGATAACTCCCCGCCTGGTGAATACTGGATATTCAGTGACTCCCCAAGCACCGGGATCTTCGATCACGATTCCGATTCCCGCGGCCCAAGCGGCGGCCGCGGTTACTCCTGCGGCGACCCCTCCGGCGAATGTCGATCATACGCCTACCTCAGTAACCCTCACTCTTGACAAATGGTACAAGTCCGATTTTCATCTGTCCGACCAGGACATGTCCCAGATTGCCGCGCGCGATAACTTCATCCCGATGCAGGCTGGCGAGGCCGTCAAAGTACTGGCCAATCAGATGGATTCCGACCTCCTGGCACTGTACAAGAACATCTATCAGTACGCAGGGACGGCAGGGACTACACCCTTTGCCAATGATGCGCGGACCTGGACGACCAGCGCCCGAAAGTTGCTGAATCAATCCCTCGCTCCGCTGCGGGATCGGTCTATCGTGCTGGACGAGGACGCTGAAGCGAATGCGGTAGATCTGGAAGAATTCCAGAATGCTGCGTGGGCCGGGGATGCCCAAGGTATCCGGGAAGGAGAGATCGGCAGAAAACTGGGGGCTGATTGGTATATGAATCAAAACATCCCCAGCCACACCAAGGGTACACTGGCGGCCGGGACAGCCTTGCAGCTCAACGCCGAGGTGGCGGCAGGGGCTGCGACGCTGGTCCTGAAAGACTCCGGGGGATCGCTGACTGGGACCATGACTCAGGGCGATTTGTTTACCATCGCTGGCCATGCTCAGCAGTACACTGTGTCGGCGTTGGCGACCGCCTCGGGGAACCTCTGCACGGTGACGTTTACGCCGGTGGCGGCAACGACCTATGCGATCAGTTCGGCGGTGACGCATATTGCCTCGCATGTTGCGAACCTTTGTTTCCACCGGGACGCCTTTGCGCTGGGGTTTTCCCCCATCCTCGAAGATACTTTTGGGCTGGCGACCCAGCAATCGGTTCAGGACCCCGTGACGGGGGCCGTCCTGCGGCTGGAAGTCACCCGGGAGTACAAGCAGGTGACGTTCCGGTATGACGTGCTTTACGGGGTCACTACGGTCCGGGCCTCTCAAGCTTGCCGGATTTTAGGGTAAGGAAGAAAAAGAAAGAAGGAGAGAAAACATGCCTCGCGTGCAGAAACTTTACGATGGTACCGATGTGGCATTGGTGGATTCCAGTGGAAATCTGCAAGTCATTGCGGCTGCCAATAGTGGGGTCGACATTGGCGATGTGACTTTGACGGCAGGAACTGCCAGCATTGGCAAGCTCGGTGCCAATAGTGGGGTCGACATTGGCGATGTGGATGTGACCTCGATTGCCGCTGGGACTAACCTGATTGGCAAGGTCAGCATCGACCAGGTAACCGCCAATGCTAACGAGGTGGTTCTCAAAGCCGGGACCGCCTCCATTGGCATCCTGGGTGCCAATAGTGGGGTCGACATTGGCGATGTGGATGTGACTTCGATTGCCGCTGGGACCAACCTGATCGGCAAGGTCAGCATCGACCAGGTAACCGCCAATGCCAATGAAGTGGTCCTCAAGGCCGGGACCGCGGAAGTCGGTAAGTTGGCCGCCGGGACAGCCATCATCGGCTCGCTGGGCGGGCTGGGTATCCATGTTGCCGCTACTGCGGTAGCCTCCTCCGCAGTGGGCGCGGATGTCGACGCTATGGTAGCCGCTCAAGCTGGGCTGCGACTCTGCGGCATCTCTTGCAAAGAGACCGCAGCAGCGGCTGCTGTATTTGTCGTCAAACATGCGGCCACTGGAGCTACGGGGGTTGCGGTACAGTATGTGACCCTGGCGGCCAATGGCACCGCAACCTTCTGGTACGGCTCGGATGGGGTCAACTGCACCAACGGGATCTCCATCGATTACGTGTCCGGGACGTTCGACGTTACCGCTCTTTACAAGGTCGTCGCCTAACCCTACCTGATCGCGCGCCACGCGGCGCCTGCCGGGGATACCCTTTCCTCCTGGGGAAGCGGGGCCCCGGCAGGACAGCGGGTCTTGATAATCGAGGTGCTCATGGCTGATAATCTGCCCACGATGTTGACTACGATTGGTGAACCTCCGGGCGAA